AGCATCTGGTCAGTCTCAGGATCGTATTCCTTCATCTCCTGAGTGATCATGTAGTTCATGTACTCTTGCACACGAGCAGCCTGCAGATCAGTCTGAGGCGTACCCATACCAATAACCGTAGTCTTAACAGGACCGCCAGACGGTAACATCTCTTTGTAAGCTTGGGCTTGGAACTGTGTGACAGACTCAGCAAGAAGGGGGTGTACAACACCAGAAGCGCCATCAAATGGCTCAGTACGGTTCTCAAACTTCATGCCAAGGAACTTCAATCCCTCAGTGTACTGGTCCATCCACTCTTTACGAGAAGACTTATCGTCCTCAATTGCGCTCATACAGTCGCTGTAGATTTCTCCAAGCTCCTGCTTATCAAGTTCATCAGCAAGGTTTGCAGTAAATGGGAGCGGCATGTCTTCACCAAGATCATCCTCGCCAAAGACCATAGTGCCGTCTTCTAGAATTGACTCATCGCCATCCTCTATGCCGTCAAACAATGATGGGATTAAATCATCTTCAGACTCATCTGATATAAGGATTTCTTTTGAGTTGTCTTCAATATCCAACTCATCGATGTCTATGTCATCTACGCCACGTTCAATTGCCATAACTTACTCTTCTGCGTACAGATTATTAAATATGCGATTAACATCCAAAGTGTAATCTAAATCAGACTTGCTGTAATGAACATGCTGAGATGGCTTGAAGTCAGGTGCGCCTTCTCCTGTCTCAAACCAAGCTGGATGTGTAACCCTTACCCTGTTATTTGGCAACGCTACTATATTTCCAGTCCACTCGCCAGCATCAAGTAACTCCATCACATGCGACTGCTTGTGCTGTGCAGGATCATCCGCAATCTCATTGTCGGTGTAATCTACCGTGAACATATACTTGGCAGGGTAGAAGTTACCATCAATCTTCGCCAGCCACGGGCAAGGCGTTGCTCGATCTAGAACATAAACGGAGTGAGTGCGAGAAGAACAATCCCAAGGCTGGGCATCATGTACCGCCATAGGCTCTGGCCATTCCTCAAACGGTGTGTCCGCGACAAGAGCGGTGATAGGCATTCGCGCCCACATCGCACCGCCGTGGATATTTGGTTCGTTCTCATCGTCATCCGATTCACACCCAGTGAAGATAACCTGAAAACTCAGACACCTGGTAGGCATTGTAGTGACAGCAATGACCATGGCGTGTAGAAACTCTCCATGGTATCGCTCGTGATTGGTTGTGTATTCCCTTCTTATCCAACACTTGAAGTGCGGGATGTTGCTTTGAAGGTAAGGCATTTGCTTTTCCTTTTAAAAAATGTCCTTTGCGTAATCCTCAAGCCTTTCCATCAACCCTGGAGTTCTTGGCTTTGCTGCAGGAGTGGGGAGTCTAACACCTAATCCCTCTTGACGCTCTGGTGTTAAATAATTTTTAATGTCATCCTGTAGATCCTCAAGCTCCATTAAACGTCTTCGGTCAAGTTCTGGTCGCCTTTCATCCAAAGCATCCAAGTAGTAGTGGCTTCTAGCTAAATCAATAAGATCGTTGAGCCTAAATTCTTCGTCTTCTAGTTTGTTGTACTCAAGACCACCCTTAAAAGAGTTGCGGTCAGCGAGATTCATTTTTGCATTTATATCTTCAAGCATATCTTCCAAAAAAGGCAAATTTTGGCCTCTATGAAAAAGTTCATGATTGATGGTGGTTGCCGTATTATCTAAGCCAAAATATCCATCCAATAACTCCAACTCTTCTAATATTGGTGATGCTCCTTGAAAGTATCTAATCTCATCAGGCTGGGGGTAAGAGCCTTGATAGAAATCAAGACCCATGCCTTGATCTATTTTATTAGCAATGCTATCAGCATCTGCGTATGGCAAATAATACGAACCAGCAGTTGTTGATATCTTTTGTTTCTCGCCACGGCGCGGCATACCTTTAGGTTTGATAACGGCACGGCGACCTTGTGACCCTTCCTGATCACCTTGGCCTTGCATGCCAAGATAAGGAATTAGACCGTAAAGACCGCCATAACGAAGATCTTCAGGCAGGCGAGTTTGAATTTCATTATCAAACTCAATATCAGCCATAGCCTCAGATGCGGCACGGGCTTCTTCGGCAGAGATATCGTCTAGTAAGTCCTCTATCCCCACTTAGATTCCCATTTTGTGGCCATACCGCCTTTATTAAAACCCTTTACTGCAGCACCAGATCGGCGTTTAACAGCGGCAGGGGAGTTTAGCATACCGCCATTGGCCTTGTTAACTGGAAGACCAAGACGCTTTTTGACAGCGTCAGATTGGCCAGCAGACTTGGCAAGTTCATGCGCCGTGTAAAGACCACCACCAACAGCGCCAGTCCCAGCAATAACGCGGTTACGAGTTTTGCGTGCAGCAGTAGCAGCCTTCTCCTTCTCAGCAATAGACGGACCTTTCTGATCCTTCATGTACTTGGGCGTAGGCTGGTTCTTAGACGCATCTTGCGCCTTCTTAACCGCAGTCTTGCCGTACTTCTTAATCGCAGCCTCAACACCTTTCTTGGCGATGAGCGTGATTATAGGGAAAAGCGCAGGAGCAGGCATTAGCGCATCTCCTTGCCAAATCCACGCTTGGCAGCGCCTACACCACGGGGTTTAGACTGTTTACGCACAGCGCCACCTTTGGCATATCCTTTTTTCATCATGCCGCCACCAGCTTTCTTTTCAGGCTCTTTATTATTTTTCGCTTTTTGAGCGCGTTCATAATCAATACGCCTTTGGGTAGCTGCAAGCAAAGGTCTTGCGGACAGCTCTTTCACTTTAGGTTTTTTGTTTTTTAATTCTTTTTTCTTTTTATCTGCTTTAGAGGTAGCCAAGCCAACCGCTGCTACAGTAGTTCCAGCAGCAGCCATTTCCGCTTTGCTTTTATTAGATAACTTGTTTATTGGTTTATCAGTTGCCTCTTTGACAGCCTTCTTGCCAAACTTTTTAATTGCGGCCTTTATTCCTTCTTTAGCGATCAAAGCCGCTATAATTGCTGGTACTGCCATTATCTCATCGCCTTGCCGAAGCCACGCTTCGCTACACCTACGCCACGAGGCTTAGTAGGCTTGCGTGATGCACCGCCCTTGGATGCCATCTTGGATCGTACAGCACCACCATTTGCATATCCCTTTTTGGTCATGCCGCCCTTAGCGTAGCCTTTCTTCTTCATGGCTCCACCTTTGGATTCCATCTTGGACTTCATCATGCCGCCCATGTTGCGCTTTGTAGGAGCCAAATCATTAGCGCCCTTACCGTCAGCAGCAAATGCTGGTACAGACTTGCCGTTAACCTTAGTCATAGCAAGACCGCCGTTAGCGTAACCCTTCTTCTTCATGCCGCCTCTAGCGCCACCCTTAGATGCCATTTTGGATCGCATCATACCGCCTCCCATCTTCTTAACAGGTTTATCTTCTTTCTTCTTGCGAGACTTACCAGGCAAGAAATCAATCGCGCCACGAGCACCGCCAAACTTACCATCAGCGCCTAACAAGAACTTGCGTAGACCGCCGACCTTCTTGGGTGTCTTGGTGGACTTGGTGGTGGACTTGGTGGTGGCCTTTGATGCAGAAGCTGCTGTAGGGCGCTTATTGCTGGCCCTCCACTTCTTCATGTACTGCGCTTGAGTAAGCCCAGTCTTCTTCAACTGCGTGTCAGTTACGTTGGCTTTGTTGCCACGAATCACAAACTTGTCACCAACACCAAACTTTTCAGCTTTGGCGGTGCTTTTAGAGTCGGCTTTAGCGGCAGGCTTGGCTGCAGCTTTGGCTTTGGGCTTTACACCAGAATCTCTGGTCATGATCCCTGGAGCAGTGCCGCCTTGAGACTTAGCCTTCTTCTTAGCGTTTAAAGGACTGCTCTTCATAGCCCTAACTTCAGCCTCAGTCATTCTTTTGGTGAACGGCTTTTTCTTCGCTGGAGGTAAAGAAGGAACATTGGCGAAATCCTCTGGGGACATGGCGATAACTTTGTTAGCCTTAGCTCTTCTTGCCGCATCAGAAAGTCTTGCACGCTTACCAG